GTTAAGAGATGGGCATTCATGGATAAGAAGTTTAGATTAGATAATAAGAATATTTCTGATTCTAAAACACTTGAATGGGCTAAGAAAACAGATAAAGATAATCATAAGAAGATATCAAAAGATAATTTAATGAAGTTTGAGAAAATCTTCTTAGGATTGGGTGCAGAAGTGTTAGAATTTACTTCATCAGCACTAACAGTTAATCCTGATAAGGCAGTTCGTGATATAAAGAAACGAATTGATAAGACAATAAAAGATGTTCAGAAATCAGGTGACCCTAAAAAGATTGAAAAACTTAAATTAGAACTTGGTAGATTAAATTCTATCGGTGGTTCTAAGAAAATTGTACCAAACGAAGGTATTGTATTCTTATATAAAGGAAATACTTTTAAACTTACAGGTACATTCGCATCAGTAAACCAAATACTTGGTATTTTCTTTTAAAATTATCGGTTTCTCTATTTTCATATATTTATATACATTAACATAACCTAATGTATAATAATGGGTAAAGAATTTAAGAAGAAATATATGCATCCAACTCGAAGAAAGTTGGTAGATATGGTGGAGACAGGAACGTATGATAAAAATACAACTGTTGGTTACACTAAAAAACAAGAAATTCGTAATATAGGAGATGTTTGGGAAGATGAACATAACCGATATGAGAAAAAAGAAGGTTATATACTAAAGACAGGTAAGAATTCAGAAGCACTACAAGAAATTAGAGATTTTATTAAAGAAAAATCTACTTGTAAAAATTCAGAATGTAAAACTATCAAAAAAACAGAAAAAGATATAAAAGTTATACAACAAAATGGTTTTTGTATAAACTGTACTATTGATAGAGAACATGAACTTCGAACTGCCGGTGTATTTCAAGAATATCAAAATTATAAAGTTTGGACTCGTATGTTTATTTTTGGAAAACAAAAATTAGAAGAGTTAAAACAATCTTTATTAGATGTTAGGGAAGAATATGAATATGTTAATGAAGATGGGACAGTTGAAAAATGGAAACTACCCAAAAGTATCGATGAAATTAAATCTGATATAAAAGAGATGATTGAAAATGGTACAAACGAGTTAAAAGAACTCGAATCGAAACGAGAAGAAGCGTTCGATATATTAAAAGAGAAAAATTATGAGCATTTTATTTAGTTTAATCATTAAAAGATGGAGAGAAATATTAATCCTCCTCTTAGTTGGAATCATTTTATTTTTACGAGGTTGTGGAAGTGATTATGGTGACAAACAATTAGTAAATATAGATGGTGAAGATTTTGAATTATTAGAATCAAAAACTGATACTATATTTGTAGAAAAAGAAGTTAAAGTAACCAAATATGTACCAAGGTATATTACAAAAGAAGTAATTAAAGAAGTAGAGATACCAGTAGATGTAGATTCACTAGCAATCATCAAAGATTACTTTTCAAAAACAACAGTTACAGATACTTTAAACTTAGCATATGATTTTCCACCAGTAGTTACTGATTCATTGGGTAACAAACCAAGTGGAGATTTAGGATTTGGTATTCTTACTGATATTATTTCACAAAACAGAATTGAATCAAGAGAAATAGATTGGTATTTCAAGATTCCAACAGTTTATAATACTACAATAGTAAAAGAGTTACCAAAAAACGAATTCTATTATGGATTTGGTGCAGGAATTGACCAAACAAATGGATTTAATAATCTTAGTGGTAATATTTTATTCAAAAACAAGAAACAAAACATTTATGGTTTAAATGTTGGTATATCAAATCAACTTGGTGAGTATAAACCATTCGTTGGTGGTTCTATGTATTGGAAATTAGGAAAAAAGTAAATGGCTAAACAATCGCTAAAGGATATTATAAAACTTGAGTATCAGAAATGTGCTCAAGACCCCATACACTTCATGAAGAAGTATTGTATGATACAACATCCTGTCCGCGGTAAAATTCAATTTCACTTATATCCCTTTCAAGAAAAAACATTAACACAATTTACAGAACATAGATACAATGTTATTCTTAAATCTCGACAGACAGGTATCTCAACCTTAACTGCGGGATTTGCATTGTGGAAAATGTTATTCAATCAAGATTTCAACGTATTGGTAATTGCAACTAAACAAGAAGTTGCTAAGAACCTTGTAACGAAGGTTCGTGTAATGAATCAGTACTTACCATCTTGGTTAAAACAAACAACAGTAGAGGATAACAAACTATCTCTTCGATACTCAAATGGTTCTCAAATCAAAGCAACATCAGCAGCAGGAGATGCTGGTCGTTCTGAAGCATTATCCCTTTTAGTATTTGATGAGGCAGCGTTTATTGATAAGATTGAAGATATATGGGTATCATCTCAATCTACCTTATCTACTGGTGGTAACGCAATTATCCTTTCAACACCAAATGGTGTAGGAAATTTCTTTCATAAAACTTGGGTAGGTGCAGAAGAACAAGTAAATGGATTTAATCCAATAAGATTACATTGGAGTGTACATCCAGAGAGAAATCAAGGGTGGAGAGACGAACAAGAAACACTATTAGGAGTAAAAGGAGCAGCACAAGAATGTGATTGTGATTTCGTTTCTTCGGGTGATTCTGTTATTGACCCTCAACTTTTACAGTTCTATAAAGAAACATATATTCAAGAACCAATAGAAAAGACTGGGTTCGATGGTAACCTATGGAAGTGGGAATATCCAAACTACAATAAAGCATATATGGTAGTTGCGGATGTTGCTCGTGGTGATTCAACAGATTATTCTGCATGTCATGTTATTGATATTGAATCAGCAACTCAAGTTGCAGAATATAAAGGTAAATTAGATACAAAAGATTTTGGAAACTTCTTAGTATCACTTGCAACTGATTACAACCAAGCATTACTCGTAATTGAGAATGCAAACATTGGTTGGGCAGTTTTACAACAAGTAATTGATAGAGGTTATCAAAATACATTTTACATGAGTAAAGATTTAAAGTATGTGGATGTAGAAAATCAATTACATAACAAATATAATAGAGAAGAAAGAGGAATGGTTGCAGGATTTAGTACAACATCTAAAACAAGACCACTTATCATTTCAAAGTTAGATGATTACTTCAGAGATAAATCTGTAACAGTTCGTTCAGAAAGATTAATTGGAGAATTATTTACATTTATATGGAAAGGAAATAGAGCTCAAGCAATGCAAGGATATAATGATGATTTAACAATGTCATTAGCAATTGGATTGTGGGTTAGAGATACTGCACTTAGATTAAGACAAGAAGGAATTGATTTAACAAAACAAGCATTAGGCGGTATTGCAGCACATCAATTAGATGTTGGTGGAATGGGGTTTGGAGGTAATACTTCTATGGAAGAGGACCCTTGGAAAATGAGAATTGGTGATAACCATGAAGATTTAACTTGGTTAATTAAATAAATTTATATTTATATAGTAAGGTAGAGGAATTAATTATGATATCATTAAAAAATTTATTAAACGAAGAAATACACACCGAAGAATACATGGTAGAAAATTATCATGATATAAAGGAGTTCTGTGAATTCATGAAAGAATACAAATGTGATATGAATGAAGCAGAGTACCAAGGTAGAACAGTCAAACTTGGTAAACCCACAAGAGGTGATGTAAAAAAATTCAAAGTATATGTCAAAAACCCACAAGGTAATGTTGTTAAAGTTAACTTTGGACATGGTGGAACTTCTGCAAAGAAGTCAGGAGAGAAAACAATGAAAATTAAAAAATCTGACCCTGCAAGAAGAAAAGCGTTTAGGGCTAGACATAACTGTGATTCTCCAGGACCAAGGCACAAAGCTAGATACTGGTCATGTAGAGCGTGGTAAAAAAATAAATAAAGGTTATAATTTAAATTAGGAACAAAATGGCAGATACTTCATTTTTTGGTAGATTAACGAAACTCTTCAGAGCTCAAGCAGTTGTTACTGTTGATAAGGATGGTAAGAGAAAAGTTGTTGATACCGATGAAAGACAACAAACGAATCTATCCTCATTAAGAGATAGATACACGAAACTACAAAAAAGTTTCTTCGAACAAGCAGGTGGTGCTCAATCAATGGCATACCAACAAGTTCGTAGAGAAGTTTTTAGAGATTACGATGCGATGGATAACGACCCAATACTTGCATCAGCTCTTGATATATACGCAGATGAATCAACACTAAAGAATGAATTTGGTGATACTCTTATGGTTCACTCTGATAATCAAAAAGTACAAGATATTTTAAATAACTTATTCTATGATATCCTTAATGTTGAATTCAACTTATGGCCATGGACAAGAAATATGTGTAAGTATGGAGATTTCTTCTTAGGTTTAGAAATCGCTGAAGGTAAAGGTATTGTTAACGTAACACCTCATTCAGTTTACAACACAGAAAGATTAGAAAGAACAGACCCATCGAATCCAAATTCAGTAAAGTTTAAAATTACTGAGGACCCGAATGGAAAAGAAGAATATGAAAACTTTGAAGTTGCTCACTTTAGATTGTTAGCAGATACAAACTGGTTACCATATGGTAAATCTATGATTGAGAATGGAAGAAGATTGTGGAAACAATTATCTCTAATGGAAGATGCTATGTTGATTCACAGAATCATGAGAGCACCAGAAAAAAGAGTTTTCAAAATTGATATTGGTAATATCCCACCAACAGAAGTGGATAACTATATGCAGAGAATCATCAACAAGATGAAGAAAGTTCCTTTCATCGATAGAAATACTGGTGATTACAACTTAAAGTATAATATGCAAAACCTAACAGAAGATTTCTATCTTCCTGTTCGTGGTGGTGATAGTGGTACACAAATCGATAATCTTTCAGGATTAGAGTATGCAACTATTGAAGATATTGATTACTTAAAAAATAAATTATTTGCAGCATTAAAAATTCCAAGAGCTTATTTAGGATATGAAGAAAATGTAAATGGTAAAGCAACACTTGCTGCTGAAGATGTAAGATTTGCAAGAACAATTGAAAGAATCCAAAGAACAGTAATTTCAGAATTATCTAAAATTGCCATTGTTCATTTATATGCACAAGGGATAACAGATTCAGAAATGACTAACTTTGAATTACAATTAGTAAATCCATCTACAATTTATGAACAAGAGAAAGTAAACTTGTGGAGTGAAAAAATTAGATTGGCTCAAGATATTCAAGGATTAAATATGTTATCTAAAGATTGGGTATATGAAAATATATTTAAATTATCTGAAGGAGAATCTGATGAACAAAGAGTAATGATGTTAGATGATTTAAAAGATAGATTTAGATTCCGTTCTATTGAAGATGAGGGTAATGACCCTGCAATGGAAGATGAAGAACCTGATGATATTGAAGAATCAATAGAAGCATTGAAACAAGAAATAAAAAATAAGGGTGGAAGGCCTCGTGAAGGTGGTACTTATGGGAAAGATAAACATCCATTAGGTAGAGACCCTTTGGGAAAGAAGGAAAAAAACAAAAAACGTTCAAGAACTTCTGAAGAAAAAGCAATAAAAATGATATCAGGTATAGCATCAAAACGTAAATATTTAAATGAGATTAAAGGTATGTTAGATGAAGATAATATACTTGAAGAGTAGAGAAATTTCTGTTAACTTTATAAATTTATATTTATAGTAGGGAAATTTTACTATATCATAATAGGAAAAAAATAAGATGAAAAAAATAAAACATTCAAAATTTAAGAATACTGGTTTCCTTTTTGAACTTTTAACAAGGCAGATTACTGTTGAAATACTAAATGGTAGTGAAGAAAAGTCAAAAGAAATAATCAGAGAATTCTACGGTAAAGGTACTGAAATGTCTAAGGAACTTAGATTATTTAACCTTTTAATAAATGAAAAGTATAATAGTGAATCTAAAGCAGAAAAATTTATTGATGCTATATTAGAAGCACATACTAGAATTAATTATAAAAAACTTCAACGAGAAAAATATAATCTTGTAAAATCAATAAAAGAAAAATTTG